CTTCCTACCATGCTTAGGGGGCTCGGTACTGGTGATCACCCTCTCAGCGCGTTCCTGCGCCTTCTCCCAGATCTGTTCATCGTAATCTATGACTTCGGTGTACACCTCGCTGTTATTCTTATTGACCACGATCACAATGCATTTGGTCAGACCAAGTCCTCCCATGTAGCAGTGGATCTGCCATTTGTAAGTTTCGCTCCACAGTTCATAGGACCCCAGCTTCTTCAGCTGATTGAACCTCTTATCATTGGCGCTTTTGATCTCGCACAGAAGCACAAGCTCATCGTCTGGTGGGGGCAAGACTCTCTTGAGCAACGCATCACAAGATCCTGAATAGTGTCCACCTAACACAGACACACTCACTTGATTACCGTCGCTATCGTGAGACGCCACATCGTAAAGGCCGCTGTCCCTAATGTTCTCAATGACTTGATCTTCAATGCGATTGCCCAAGTCAAACAATCTCAGCATCCTTCCACTGAAGGTGCTAGGCAAACACCAATGGAAGTTCATCCACAGTTTGTGTTCATCTTCATCACCAATCACGCTGAAGCCAAGATGTCCACGATTTGATCGGTTGGTTTCCTCGAGCTTCTTATCAATCTGGTCAAACATAGACACTGATGACATTCCAATACCTCCCCTCTTTTCTTACTGCAATCTTTCTAATGTGATCGAAACCACCACCATTCACTAGGTCTTCGGCTTCTTGAATATCTGTGGGCACATAGGCATCACCAGAGACGGCTCGCCATTTCTTCATTGCTAAGGTCCCAGCCTTGCCTCCCATACCAATCATGAAGGGCATTGACTGTGGCCAATACTCATCAACGACTTTGAACTTCACATCCAGATAACTATTACCTGCTTTAGAACTTCGCACTTCAGCCCAAATCGTTTCGACCTCTTTAACTTTCTCGAGCTCTTCGATCGGATCATCAATCTCATCAGACAAGACATTACCGAATGCTGCGACACGATCGGTTGCTGCCTCTCGCTCTTTCCTTTCTGGTGGGCCTTCCCTTGTTATGGGCTTATCGGCACCACACTCAATGCACTGCTTATCAACCCAGTCGTTAACAGCTAGACAAAGATGCCCTTCTGATGTGACTGAATCACATATCCATATCTTTTGCTCATCTTCCTTGGGAGGACGACTTGGCTTTGCTCTATCAATACAACCATGGCGGTTCATGTTCTCGCCATAGTCAAGGAGCATGCAGTTTTCCTTGTCTCCCCAGGTTCTCATACCTCGACCACAGATCTGGACATACAGACCAAGTGATTTGGTGGGCCTAAGTAGTGCGATACAGTCTGTCCGGGGTGCATCCCAACCTTCAGTCAGCACCGCCACGTTGCAAAGCGCGTTGATCACACCATTCTCAAAGTTTTCAAGGATCTTTTCCCGAATCTCTGACGGTGTTTCTGCCGTAATCACAGCCGCCTCAACGCCAGCATTCTTCAGGAACATGCACATCTTGTTAGCGTGCGCTACGGTGACACAGAAGAACACGGAACTGAGACGACCTTTGCTGTACGCTTTATCAACCCAGTCAGCAACGATTGCCAGCATGGTTTGATCTTCCATTGCAAGTTTCTCAAGATCCGACTCTCGATAGTCACCACCCTTGAATTTGACTCTAGCAGTTGAGGCATCAATGACAGCTTGATCATCCACCTTGAACGCAGACAATCGGCACAGATACCCTTCCTCGATCAACTGCGGGATGCCCACTTGGTAAGAGACGCCGCCAAAGAAATGATCATCAAGACCGTAGATGAACCCTTGGCCCATCCGATAGGGCGTAGCAGTCACGCCAAATATCCTGGGTGCGTAGTATTGAGTTACCTCAAAATGTTCAAAGATCTTTCGATACCGACTAGATTTGTCAGGTCCAACATGATGGGCTTCATCGACAATGATGTAGTCAAAATGCCCCGCTTGCTCTAGCCGCTTCTGGCTTGCAATCGTATCCCGACTCGCAATGACGATCGGTGCATGTGAGTCAAACTCTTTGATGCTTGCAGCAAGAATTCCACAGGGGGCGCACGGCCACACCGATAGTAGCTTGTCTCTTGCTTGAGTGATCAGTTCTTGGCGATGCGCCAAGATTAAGACACGGCACCCCTCATTGTAGTCGAACAACTTTTTGATGATGTTAGCGAAGACAATGGTCTTCCCGCTGCCCGTAGGCAGAACAATGAGTGGGTACGTGTTTTGTGTATGCAGCCAGTCAAAAGTCGCCTCAATAGCAGCTTCTTGATAATGGCGAAGCTCCATGGTCCCCCCTGATTAAGTCGTAGTAAACCCGGGCCCAATAGTTTTTTGCCCAGTGAGAGATGTCTTTCCTCTGAAGAATGATCAGAACCTGGCGCTCCTTTCCGCCTTGATGAAGATTGACTAGTGCCATATTTTAGGTTCCCCGTCTTCCTTCATCTCCATGAATTCATCAACAACATCTTCAACCCAACTCCCTATGTTGTTAACAGCTGCTTCTCCCTTTTCATGAATCAAGTAGGCGTACGATAAAATAAAGCACACCTCCATAAATACATCCATGCTATAGCCCGTCTCCTCCATTGAAAGGCATATCGTCTTTAGTATTTCAGCGCAAAACTGCTGCTCCTCAGTTTCAAATTCAATGGAATTTTTCTTTGTCATAACGTATCTACATCCCGTAATGTAACGCCGACAAGGACCTCTTGGTCTACAAGATCCCCACAGGCGGAATACATTTCTCTAATAGCCTTAGCTGTTTCTAAAATTTTAAATATGTTTTTTTCAGTTTCTACCTTTGCTCTTGCTCGATACTGTTCACGGGTTTCGATGAGACATGTTTTTTCAGGAACGACATAACCATGCGCCTTATGTTCTGGCCGCACCCAGTGTTGTCCCTCATCGTCTTCTCGCTGCAGTTCCCAACCTTCCTCAACAACCCACTCGCCCTTCTCACCGTCCTCGTCTTCCACATACTTATCTCGAGGCAAAGCATTCATCCAAAAGATCTTCCCTGTAACACTTGGAATAGGAATGGTGCAAACGAGCTTGTCATCTTCATCGAAACCGTAGGTAGATACTGTTATCAAAACATCACTAGCTATCGGCAGCCCGATATTGTCTGGATGCATGTAATTTTTTAATCGTTCCAGTGTTTCCTCTAACTCTCCTGCGTAATCTACTTCTTTCACTTTCGTACCTCTTCGTTGCTTTGTGGTAATGAGTGATCCGAATAGATCACGCCTTCATCGATTAACAGAGTTTCTGCTAACCAAATATTCCTTTTGATGCTTGCAAGTTCCTCCGCGTCAACTAACACACTGACGTTTCCGTGCTTCTTGCGTGGGTTAAGTTTGTCCAACGCTTGCATGGCATCGTCTAAAAAATACTCTATTGCCTCTCTGGTATCTTGATCCATTACTCAATCCTCCAAATTCTCACAACTCCCTCCTCATGAATCGTACGTGATGTGATTTTTTGCCCAGCTTTTTTTGCCTTTTGAATAACAGCGAATGCCTCAGGAGAACGAAAAGTTTTGTCATAACCTTTGGGTTTTTTTAAAAGCTTGAACGCAACGCTGTCACCGACTTCCCAAGTTTCAATTAGGGTATTAAGTTTCCTGTGTTTGCTGTTGCTCTTGTTAGTTCGCGTGGGAACTGGCACGTTTTTTTCTATGATCACAACGCCTCCCTCAATGGTTGCTTTGGTAAATAAAAAGTCCCTGGCTTTGGCCCCACTGCCAGGGGAGTGGATGCAAAGGTCCTTCAGAGGAACGTTTAAAAGCCCCAAAGAACCACCGGCCATTAAAGGTTAGTTCCACTCCACCTTCTTCAAGGCATCAGGTGCAGGAGTTGCCGTCGCTTGCTGCGTGGTATCTCCACTCGATGCCTGTGGTGCTGCCTGAGAAGATTGCTTCCCATAAGAACCTATCTTGTTGTTGATGTAGCCGTTGTATTCTTCCTGCGTAATCTTCGCGTAGAAGGTCAGACCCATAGCACGATTGACATGCTCTGGCTCAACAGCCTCAGCCCCGTCTTGTAGAGCCTCACATGCACGCAGCCAGTTCTTGAGTTTGCTTAACGCCACCTTATTGCCCAGCACGAAGAAGTCTCGTATCGGGCGACGATCTGCGTGCTGCGAATCCGCGAATGCGAAATCAACAGTCATCATGTCGTTGCCTTTAGAGCTCACCGCTTGGTCATCATAGTCAACCGCCTTCATGAGGTACTCTCCCGGGGGGAGTGGCTCAGATCCTACGGTGTCTGAAACACCAGAGATGTCTATTTTATTATCGAAAAAGCCCATGGTTATACTCCTTATGCAGCTTCTTTAGTGGATGGTTCCAGAGCTTTTAAGTAAGCCTGGTAGAAAGAATCCCATTCCAACGGCAGTTGGCTGGGTAATGTGAGTCTAGATTTTGCCTCGAAGCCCATTGCATATTTGGTATGCAACAATCGATTACCGTGGCTCTTCGGCTTGCCGTCATTAACTGACTTGTCGTAGTCCGCGAACACGTTGAAGTCCACCCAGTCCTTGATCAGGCTGTTGACCTTCTTGTTCGATCGCATCTGGAATGCGTGGTACTCACCCACAGTAGGATCAACGATCGTCTTGTCGCCAACATGACTCAACAGAATGATGTTCATGTTACGTTCTTCAAAACAAATGTTGAGGCCCTGCAGTAGCTTACGCCATGCATTCTCCTCCGCGACATAGAAAGCACCGTACCCTGCAGCCTTATCCTGAGGGCCAGACCATCCGTTGGATTCACACACAAACTCTTCTCCAAACTTGGAGGCTGCATCTGTGGTGTCAATCACAACTGTCTGATAGTCATGAGACTCCTCGATCAAAGTCTTCACTTGCTGTAACAATTGATTCCAACTCTCAATGACAGGGAATCGTGCCGCGTTGTCGATGAATTTCAGGCCATCTTCTGCCTGTATAAAGATGGGGCTCGGAGCATTCGCACCAAAGGTGCTTTTTCCAATCCCATCCACCCCTTGGACATTCACACGCACAGGCGGTGGTTGCCCATCAGTCCTGCGGGGCTGACTCTCAATTTGATCCAACAGACTCATAGGTTCTCCTTCAGTTTGTCAGTGTTGATCTCTTTGATCTTGAACGGACCAAGCTTGATGGCGTGCGCGGAATGTAGTCTTTGCACCAAGGCATCCTCTGGATTGGCCATGGCGAAAGATTCAAAGGCGCGGTAGTCAACCTTGATCGTGGTTTGTTGAGACATGAACGCTGGATGATCTTCTGCTTGAAGGCCATCTAGGATTTCAGTGAGTACTTCTTGATCCCAAACGTGATTACGTTTGATTTCGGTCGTAATCCCTCGATGAGATTTTTGACCACCCTGGTTGCTGAGTAGCAACTTTTGCTGGGCGAGCTCTTCTGTTGACAACAATTGTTGCTCGAGCTTCTTGATGCGTACATCAAGTTCTTGCTTTGATTGCTGTAACTCTTGCAGTCGCACAGCCAATTCGACAACGTTATCCATTGCTTCCTCTCTTCACTCTCTACTCTCAACGAAATCGAATTTGCCACACATCTTTGCTGGGTTCAATACTTTTGTACAAAAAAGATTATGGAATTGAGTTATCTGATCAATTAAGATCGCGGAATCAAATCATATAAAGAACAGGCAACAGCCGTGGGAGTAATGATGTCAAGCGAGGAGAAGGATTTGGGAATCACCATTGAGAACGTAGACCAGCTACCTCCGAAAGGGTCTCATGGGAAAGGTCGTTGGCAGCGGCTGTTAGAAAAGCTAGAGGACGGCACGATCTTTTCGATCGAGGACGATGAAGATCAGTCCGTGCACAGTAAGTATCGCAGTATCAGGACAGCTGCACTGTCAATGGGCCGCAAGGTCAGTGTTCGCAGCCTAGATGATGGGCGCATGATGATCGAGCTTATCAACAAGGACGGATGATGCCCTTTTTCTTGGAGGAACATTCTGGGGAGGATATCTCTCCAGAAGCCAAAGAGGAAATGTTGTTGATGATGTGGGAGTGGGGGATGCACATCATCCCCTGTGGATCGCCCAGCGAGAAGGTCCCGCAATATTTCCGTAACCGAAATCCCTTTGCGGAGGAGGATGAGCTCAAGAGGAAGTGGTCCAAAACGCCACGCATGAACTGGCGGCACTATCAGAAGATCCAGCCGTCGCGTGAGGAGATCACCCAGTGGCATAAGCAGTACCCGCACGCGAACTGGGCCGCTATTACAGGCATCAACTTTGTTGTCGTTGATTCAGACTCCAGTGAAAGCACGCAGTGGATTCAGGATGGCAACATCAGCAGCACGCCGATGACGCAGTCCAGTCCCTCGGGGGGTAGGCATTTCTTTTACAGCGTACCGGGCAACCGTGTGGTGCGTAACAGTGTCGGTCAAAACAAGATCGATGTCCGTGGGGAAGGTGGCTACATCATGGTGGTGCCATCCTACAACTACCGTATGCAATACGATCAGTCATTCCTCATCAACGACTTTGATGAACTGCCACTGCTGACAGAGGAGGACATCCAGAAAGTCTTCTCGTTTAACAATGACGGCAAGGTGGTTTCTTTACGGGAGAAGCTGACTGAGGACCCACGATCGCAAGGGAGTCGCAACGACACACTGGCCAGGTTGGTAGGTAAGTGGATCAAAGAGGGCTGGGGGATGCGTGAGATCCTGATCAAAGCGCAGGACTGGAACCAGACCTGTGAGCCCCCACTGGACTTGCTTGAGACAACACGCACCACTATCTCTATCGCAGAAGGGCACGTCAAACGGCACCCAGAGGACGTGGATGCTGGTGTCTTGGACTGGAAGACCAGCACCTGGAACACTGATGTCAAAGAGGACTTGGAGTACATCCAAGGACAAGAGGATGTTCAGGAGCCCGAGACGGTCACGTCAGGTCCGCTGGGGCTCAAGCCCTTCAGCGACAATGAATGGACTGACCTGAAGACTAGCACCATCGATCAGTACTGGGGTGATGCTTTCATCTTTGAGAAGAGCCGAGTGCTGCTGCTGGGCAAACCCAAGATCGGTAAATCGAATTGGCTTGGGGCGTTTGCTGCAGGTGCGACAACGGGTACAGACTTCATGGAGGTGCCGTTCAGTCGCCCTCTCAAGGTCATATGGTTTCAGGCAGAGATCATTGCGGAGTTCTTGAAGCGGCGCATTGAGGTGTACTACCGGCGCTTCGCAGCTGACCCAGAGGTGCAGAGGATTGGCTATGACAACCTGATTATCAGTGGGCGGCTGCGTAAGAACCTGATGCGTGATGCAGATATCCAAGCGTTCTCTGATGAGATCGCCTTTCATAAGCCAGACATCGTCATGATTGACCCCGTCATTAATTTCTTTGATGGCGAGGAGAACAACAACAGTGATATCCGTAGGCTGATGGACCGCATTGATATGCTCATGGAGATGAACAACGTATCTGTGATCCTCGCCCACCACACCGGCAAGGAACGGGCTGATGACAAATCATTCCTTTCTGCTCGAGGGGGCTCCGTGTTTGCGGGGTGGTTTGACAGTGGCATCAAACTCAGTGGTGAGAAGCCTGAGGTCAATCTGTTTTATGAGGCGCGTAATGCTCAAGAACCTGAGGAGCACATGGCGTTTTTCGATTTCGATGAGGGCATATGGAAGCGCAGCATGTGGACTCCCAAGCGAAAGCATGAGGTGTCTGAGGAAGATGAGGTGAAGATTGCCCAAGTGGTAGCGTCAGCCATGAGTAGTACGGTCTTCTACAAGCGGAAGGAGCTCGAGATGTTGGCACGGGAAGCCTTGGGCACCGCCAAAATGAACAGCGGTGAGCGTGCTGCGATGAAGGCAGTGAGCTACGTCCAGAAGTACATGGGTAATGTGGTCAAGACACATGCAGAACCAGGCAAGGCGGTGTGGCACTATCTAGCATCAAACGAAATGCAGCGACCGTGGGAGTCTGAATGAATCCTTACTTCACGGAATGATGAAGGCATGAGTCTGGCAGTCACCCCGATTAACCTCGATGAGGCGAACGCATTCGTGTCTAGACATCATCGGCACCACAAGCCTGTGCCTGGTGCAAAATTCTGTGTGGCTGTGTCCCAAGATGGGGAGGTCAGAGGCGTGGCGATCGTAGGCCGACCGATAGCACGTCACCTAGACGATGGCTGGACCCTCGAGGTCAATCGGTGCTGCACGGACGGCACGCGCAACGCATGCTCAATGTTGTATGCAACGTCATGGAAGGCTGCGCGAGCGATGGGCTACACCAGCCTGATCACCTACACAATGGAGTCGGAAGGCGGTGCGAGTCTGCGTGGTGCAGGATGGCGCTGCGTGGGGCAAACAAGCACAGCAAATCGAGGATGGGATACACCCACTCGGCCTAGAGTAGACACGCATCCTTTACAACAGAAGCTGAAGTGGGAGGCTGAGTCATGATTCACTATCACGGGCTACCGATGAGCGGCGGCGACCAGTCAACTCTCTCTATGCAGGGTAAGCACACCTTCGTGTCGTTCGCGCATGGGTCTGTCGTTGAGTTAGCGGCAGAGGTTAGCCAGAGCTTCGCCCTCGACAATGGTGCGTTTACAGCATGGAAAGGCGGCAAAGCGTTT